TAAGAACTTCTTGCGATTAGAGGCTGTAGCTGTAAGAAACTGTAGACTAGCATTCGTATTCTGGTATACTAGCTGAGAGAAGGTTTTAAAATCTACTCCGATGATTCCTTGCAGGGTCTTGTAAGTATTAGTAGCCGTATGACTACTAATGTCTTCACCATCTTTCTCTAACTTCACTTTTATACTAGATTTACGACTAACAGTAATCGAATACATACTATCATCTTTAGTAAAGGACAAAAAGATGTTGTATCCCTTGTTGATATATCTATTGGGAATGTCTGCTTTTTTGATACCTTTGGAGTTCTTATTGTAAAGCGCTTCTTCAATGATTAACGGAATGGATGATTTACCCATGCCGTTAGTACCAATAATCTGAGTTAAAGAATTATCGTCTAGGTCAAGCTCGTTACCAGAACCGTAACTAAAGCAGTTATCCCATTTGAGCTTTTGAAGCGTAATCATTATAAGTTCCTATTATGTCCGGTATTTTATCTTCACTAATTTCTAGTATGTAGGTTAAGTACTCTACAAGCTCCTCATCAATCGACATATCCTTATCAATAATAAGACTTGCTTCTGACTTTCGTACTACTACTTTCTTGTCTAGGAGATCAGAGTTCTTTACACTAGCCAGATCTTGAATATCGCCTTCTATCTCATATATCGTATGATGATAGTCGGTTGGTATCATATCGTTTGGATCTGATACTGTCTTACGCAATAACTGGGGTAAATTGAACTGTTCCCACATCCAGCTCCAGTCCTGTTCGTTGATAAGCAAGTAACCTGTCTTCACTATACTTCTGTGAAAAGATGTAGTCATTGGACTACCTGGGTATACTATATTCAACTGACTGTTGGAGTGAGAGTGTAAATCTCCTGCGAAAACTATAGGGAAGTCTTCAAACCTTCGTAGATCTACCTCAGGCTTAACGTGGGGAGGTATCTCGCCACGGACATGAGTAAATAGAGGTTGACTTGTATTAAACTGCTCGATGCTATCTTTACGATAAAGATCTGCGTAAGGCAATATACCAAAGCCCAGATCTTCATCAATGTAAGATATATCTACTATGTGTACCAAAGGATTGATGTCCCTCGATACTTGCTTGAGCTGCGTAAAGAACGTTTTGTTCTTTTTAGTAGCTTCATGATTACCATCGTAGATGATAGTTGGAATCTTTACTCCTCGAATAAACTTGAAGTAAAGTTCCAACTCTTCCATATTCGGCAGTCTATCAAACAGATCGCCCCCTATAATGTGCATATTGCACTCTTTCTCAAGTTCATAAACCTGTTGAAAGAATAGATCATAGCGGTTTAAAGCCCATGCTACTGGGACGTTCTTCTGTCCCAGCTTGATGTGCCAATCTGCTGTATATAATATCATGCGATATTGAACTCAGCTTCTAAAGCCTCGTCATCAGTCTCCGCACCTGCGTTGCGCAAGCGGTCAAGCAGTTCTTTCTGTGCGTCTGCTGTTGGGCGAGGCATAACATCGTCCATAGACTTAAGATCAGCAATAGATGCCAACTCGTCTTCAGTCAGAGCGCGTGGCTTGCACTTCAATGCTTGTAGCTGGTACTCAACATTGTAAGGCAGTGGGCCGGTCTTTACTCGCTTGAAACATACGTCCCAGCCAGTAGAATGATCAGTAGGATCACCAAGATCTTCTGCGGCAGTAATTACTTGCTCCCACAACTTCTTCTTGAGATTTGCTACTTTAACCTTACCATCGGTAGGGTCGATTACCTGTACAGCGTAGCTCCAGCCACACTTAAGGTCTGGGAAGTATTCACGAACCCAATCTTGTTCTTTGTTGTTGAATCGCTCGGCGTTGCGATCGAATGATAGACACTCCAAAGGAATGTTCTTGCCGTTCTCGCCTTCAATCCAGTAGACGTAGCGAGCTAGGATGTCGCCGACGATACGCATTTTATTGTCTCCATCTTTATACTGAAAAGTAGAGATAGATGATTTTTGTGCGCCGCCAGTTTGCTTATTAAATGATAATGCCATTAGTGTGTATTCTCCGTTGTGACTTCCTCATATAGAAAATGGACTACGCCATCACCTATACGAAGTAGGCTGTTTTCTTCGATTAGTACTAGATCAACCGGAACATGGTATATATCTAGTGTGGTTTGTTGTGTTGCTATGTAATCCGCCATACTTCTTAGCGAAGCTAGGGCGTAATATATTGCCACATCTCTGTGACTGTACTTATAAGCGTTGAGTGCCATAACATCTGCATGTACCATAAAACTCGTGCCGTTGAAGGACTTGGTTGAATACTTGAATATCGGGTCATATTTATTTTTTGGTATTTGCTTTTCAATAAGCATTTCCATGATACGACAACATTCAAGCGGGCTTCCCTCCGCCTCGTTAAAAACCTTCTCCCAGCTAAATAAGAACACGTATTATACTCTCTTTTTAAGTAATTGTCAAGAACTATTTTTTTAAAGGTATTTCATGTCCCAACCCTGTTTCATGTAGAATCCTACCCTATTTGAAGCCTGACGTTGTGCAGTCTTGCCTCTCAGGTGTATATCTATAACAACAGGTGAGATCTTACCTTCCTTCTTTCTGATAACTCTACCAATCAACTGCGTTAGTAGAGGCTCGTTGTTTACTGGTGTGGCCAGTATTAGGCAGCTCAATGTATCTACTGATATGCCTTCTGAGAAAATTGCCTGCGTTCCGTAGAGAACATTAGCGTCCCCGTAGAGAATCTCATCCACAAGCGTCTCTCTGTCCTCGTGCGATACCTCACCTGTAACACAAACGGCTTTGTCGCCAGTCAGCTCGGCGCAGGACTTGAGGAAACCGACTCGATCGCTGACCACTAAGACTTTATGTCCTTTGGCAGCATATCCTGCGGCAAGCATTGAGATAGTATGCTTGTATTCCTCATCATTGGCTAACGCTGTTACACGATTTGCCCAAGGTATCTTTGCCCCATCCATGAAACGTATTTCAGAGTGCACTAGATGAATTGTAGGTGTCATATAGTTCTCTTTTGGTGGTCTGAATAGCTTAGAGCCAAAGTAGTCTCTAAATACCACGTGTTTTCCGTCTTTTCTCTCGATAGTGCCTGATAGACCTATCTTATATCGACAATAATTTGTATCGAGAATCTTAGAAAAGGTCGGACTACTAACATGGTGCATCTCATCCAATATGATAGTCCCGAACTCCTTACGGATCTTGTCTATGTTTCGGTACAAAGTCTGGGTATTGCCAATGACGATAGGAGCATCAAGTTCAAATCTCCCACTGCCTATGATGCCAGCCTCAATTCCATAGACCTTCTTTACTTCCTTAGC